GGGCCAATCGGACCACAAGGACCTATCGGAAATCAAGGACCCATCGGACCAATTGGACCTATTGGACCACAAGGACCTATCGGCAATCAAGGACCTATCGGACCCATTGGACCAATTGGGCCACAAGGACCCATTGGACCAATTGGTAATCAAGGACCCATCGGACCTATTGGTCCTATTGGACCTATCGGACCAACAGGACCACAAGGACCTATTGGACCTATTGGACCAGGTGGTGGCCAAGGACCTATCGGACCTATTGGACCCATTGGACCAATCGGACCAGCATCTTTTGATGCGACCACTTTAAACGGAATAAGTGCTGTAAACTTGTACAACAATATGGGTGGTGTCCATAGTACAAGAACAGCTTTTGACGCAACAAACCCATCATACGGATTTGGATATCGTTATGTACAAGGTAGTACAAACGGACCTGGCACTGGCGGAACTCAATTCTACTCTTGGTATATTGGTTTAGGTTCAGAATATCCTGCAACTGGCGCTGGTTCTTATGGTGCAATGTTTGCGATTGACCGAAATTCAAGTACACCAAAACTAAGTGTTCGATTTAACGAAGGTAATACATTTACAGCGTGGTATCCAGTATTGGGTGCTATTGGTCCAACAGGACCACAAGGACCAATCGGACCAATTGGACCTGGTGGCGGTCAAGGACCTATTGGACCTATCGGACCTATCGGGCCACAAGGACCTATCGGACCAATTGGACCTGGTGGCGGTCAAGGACCTATTGGACCTATCGGACCGATTGGACCTAGAGGACCTACAGGTCCACAAGGACCTATTGGACCTATTGGACCTATTGGACCTGGTGGCGGTCAAGGACCTATTGGACCCATTGGACCCATTGGACCTGCTGGTATAGTTACGAATACTTCTCCTCAACTTACATCGCTTGGTGTGGGCACTGCGGCAAGCGCAACAACAGGTGAAATTAGAGCAACCAACAACATAACTGCATTTTACTCCGATGATCGATTGAAAACAAGAGTTTCAAATATTGTTAATGCAATTGAAAAAATCAAAACATTAAATGGTTTCACTTATTATCCAAATAATATTGCACAAGCACTTGGCTACAAATATCAACTTGAAGTTGGTGTATCCGCACAAGAAGTACAGAAAGTACAACCTGAAATTGTTGTTCCAGCACCCATTGATGAAAAATATTTTACTGTTCGATACGAAAAATTAATACCTTTATTGATTGAAGCAATTAAAGAGCAACAGAAACAAATTGATGAATTGAAGCGTGAAATAAACCACTTGAAACCAGAAGATAAATAATCCCATAGGGGAAACATATGCCATCAGTAACAAACAGACAAACGTTCAAAGAATATTGCCTACGTAGATTGGGATTTCCAACCATTGAAATCAACGTTGATGACGACCAGGTTGAAGACCGTATCGATGATGCGTTTCAATACTGGCAAGACTACCATTTTGATGCGTTACAGAAGGTATATTATATCAAAGCGATAACACAGACGGATGTTAATAACAAATATATCAATATGTCACCTTCTGTGACACTTGATAGTGGCAACAATTCGGTCAATATTGTTGGTGTAACAAGAGTGTTTCCACTCTCCGATTCTATCAATACGAACAACATGTTTGACCTTCGTTATCAACTTCGTTTGAATGAACTGTATGATTTTACTTCTGCATCTTATGTTAACTATACACTTACGATGCAACACCTACGTTCACTAGAGATTATGTTTACTGGTGAAGTTCCAATTCGATATCAACGACACATGCAAAAATTATATTGTGATTGGGGTTGGGGTTCAGCAGTCAAAGCAGGTTCTGTTGTTATTGCCGAATGTTATGCAATGATCGATTCTACACAATATGCATCGGTTTGGAATGACCGTTGGCTCAAAGAATATGCGACAGCACTTATTAAACGTAATTGGGGGAATAACCTGAAAAAGTTTGCAGGTGTGCAACTACCCGGTGGTGTCACATTAAATGGTGATAAAATTTTTGAAGAAGCAACAGAAGAAATCAAAAATTTGGAACTTGAAATGCAATCCAAATATGAACTACCAGTTGAGTTTTATCTAAACTAATGGCAACAAATCTCTATTTCAATAACTACAATTCAAGTCCTGAGCAAAGACTTATAGAAGACTTGATGATTGAAACCATTAAAATTAATGGTGTAGATTGCTATTACATTCCAAATAGTAATGACTCGGCCAGAGATTTAATTTATGGTGAAGATCCATTAAAAAGGTTTGACGCATCATATCCGTTGGAATTATACGTAACAAATGTGGATGGTTATGAAGGTGAACGTGAGTTCTTTTCCAAATTTGGACTAGAAATTCGTAACAACATGTCGGTGATTGTCTCCAAACGTTCGTTTGCACGTTGGGTGCCACAAACATATCAAAGGCCAAGAGAAGGTGATTTGATTTACATTCCATTCTTATCACAAAATGGTGAAATGTATGAAATAAAATATGTTAATTATTCAGAAGCCTTTTATGTTTTAGGTAACAAGTATCCATACTTCTACAAACTTGAACTTGAGAAGTTCAAATACTCACAAGAAACCATCGACACTGGCATTCCAAATGTTGATGATACGGTTTTCCAAGAAGCATATAATGTTACATTAATGGTAACAGCGAACACAGCATCAAACAACTTTGCATTAGGTGAAGTGGTCACAGCAAACACATCTGGCGTATCTGGCACAGTTGCATATTGGGATCGTCCAACAGGTACACTTAAAGTTACGGACCTTCTGGGTACATTTGCAAATAACCAATTGTTAACTGGTAATACAAGCAATGCACGTTTTGTTATTTCAAATGCAGTTGACCCATTGACTGATCCACAAGATCGTGAAATGTATGATAACTTCTCGATACAAACTGAAGCTGATGATGTTGTGGACTTATCAGAATCTAATCCTTTCGGTACACCATCATGAGTTACGCATATCATAGAATAATCAGAAAGGTTGTTATCGCATTCGGTAACCTTTTCAATGATATTAAATTAGCACGATACGATTCCAATGGTGTCGAACAGGAACATTTTTTAGTTCCAATTGTTTATGGTGGAAAAGAAAAATATGTTTCTCGCCTAGAAGGTGATCCAAACCTAGACAAAAAAGTTCAAGTAACACTGCCAATCATGTCGTTCGAAATGACGAACATGAGTTATGATGCTGGTCGTAAACTAAACACCAACATGAAAAACACCTCTTATAGCGGAGAAACAGGTGCAAGTTTGGCGGTGTACAATCCAGTACCTTTTGATTTTGATTTTTCATTGTTGGCTTATGTCCGTAACATTGAAGACGGCGCTCAGTTGATGGAAAAAATCCTCCCATATTTTACACCAGATTATACAGTAAATGTAAATTTGGTTCCAGAAATGGGAATCGTAAAACAACTACCGATAATTTTGAAAAGCGTTTCAAATGAAGTTGACTATGAAGGTGATTACAATTCGAAAGTACGTAGCATCATATGGACTCTAACCTTCACCGTGAAAGGTTATCTGTATGGTCCGGTGACAGAACCAAAAATTGTTAAGACGGCAATAACAAATATATATGATGACACTTCAATGTCCCACAATACCACTATTGCCAATATGGCTTTAGGTGGTTTAGGTAATTTTCAAATAGAAGAAACTGTGTATCAGGGATATTCATATGATATGGCTACAGCATCTGGTAAAGTATCATCTTGGTATGCCGACACCAGAAAATTAGAATTACATGGTCTAAATGGACACTTTGTAACTGGAACTCCAATTAAAGGCTTGGTGACCAATACAACTTGGACTCCATCTTCTTTTGAAGTAACTCCTGCTAAGTTGGTTACAATACAAGTTCAACCAAATCCATTTGATGTTGTGTTACCAAATAATTATACATACTCAACACAAACAACAGAATTCCCAGAAACCGTTCTATTTGAACCATTAGTAACGGAAATTGAAGAAGATATATTAACAGAAGACAATGAAGAATTAGTCATTCTAATAGGATAAAAAATGTCAAAAAAGATTTCACAACTACCAAATTTGAATGATATTTCCAGTACACCTGCAAATATCATAATTCCTGTTTCTAACACAGTATCATCTATAACAAACAGTGTTAGAGTTGATACTCTCCGAAATTACGTCAACATTCATGCAAACTCTGCATATGCTTCTTCAAACACCGTTGATATATACGCTCAAGCCGCATTCGCAAAAGCAAACTCTGCACTTGCAAACACAACTGGAACTTTTGCTGGTGATTTGACTGTCACAGGAAACGTTATAACATCAACTTCATTGATTTCAAGTACTGGCATGGGTTATAAAGCGGGCACTGGTGGTCAAGTTACACAAACTGGTTCCAGAACCGATCCAATAACACTCGATGCTTTGACTGGTAGAATAACACTTTTCAACACTATTACTCCTGCTGAATTTTCAGATACATTCACCTTCAATAACAGTTTCATAACTAATACTGATTTGGTGTATGTGGCACATATCGCTAATGGTACAATGGCGTTGTATGATGTTACGGCAACACCACAAAATGGTTCTGCAATTATTACCTTCCGTAATAACTCAAATGATCCTTCACCGCCAGAAGCACCAATATTAGGATTTATGGTATTTAAATCTTCCATATCATAAACTATGTCAAAATTTGAAAAGAGTATGACTGAAATATTTGATGTGACACCGACCGTTATAGAAAAAACGGAACAGTTACCTGCAAAGATTGAATCACAAGTTACCAAAAACCTAGATGGTGACCTTGACAGTGATTATCAAGAATCTAGACAAACATTAAAAGAGTTGGTTGTAAAAGGTAATCAAGCAATCGACCATCTCCTTGCAATTGCATCGGAGACAGAACACCCACGTGCGTTTGAAGTGGTTGCCACTCTTATTAAGAACACGGCAGAAGCAAACGAAAAATTAATGGTCATGCAAAAAACTATTAGAGAACTTAAGAACATCAAGAAGAATGATTCTGGTGTCAACGTAGACAAAGCAATTTTTGTGGGTTCAACCTCAGAACTATCGAAGCTATTAAAAGCGAAGAATGCCGATTAATAATAAAGATTCTTACCGTGACAATCCGTTACTGAAAAGAGCCGGAGTTGAACACGCATATACACAGGAAGAAGTTGATGAGTACATAATATGTTCCAAAGACCCTGTGTACTTTGCAATGAAGTACATCAAAATTGTTAACGTTGATGAGGGACTGATGCCGTTCCGTATGTGGGATTTTCAGAAAGAAATGATTCGTACATACCATGAAAATCGGTTCTCAATCACCAAGTGTCCCCGTCAGGTCGGTAAAACAACCACATCAGTTGCATATCTTCTTTGGGTAACACTCTTTCAAGATTCACAAAACATTGCCGTTCTTGCTAACAAAGGTTCACTAGCACGTGACATTTTATCAAAGTATCAACTAGCATACGAAAACCTCCCTATGTGGCTCCAACAAGGTGTGGTGACATGGAACAAGGGTAACGTAGAACTAGAGAACGGTTCAAAAATTATTGCGGCATCCACATCATCTTCAGCAGTTCGTGGAGGAGCATTTAACATTGTATTCTTAGACGAATTTGCGTTCGTTCCAGCCAACATTGCTAATGAGTTCTTTAACTCTGCTTACCCCGTTATCTCATCAGGTAAATCTACCAAGATTATCATTGTGTCCACTCCAAACGGTATGAATCTATTCTACAAACTCTGGATGGATGCTATCGGTAAGAAGAACGGCTACCAGACATTTGAGATTCACTGGTCAATGGTACCAGGTCGTGATGAAAAATGGAAAGAAGAAACCATTAAAAACACCTCAGAAGAACAGTTCAGACAAGAGTTTGAATGTGAATTCTTGGGTTCTACAAACACACTTATCTCTGGCTCCAAACTGGCTCAATTGGTGTACAAAGAACCAGTTGCCAAACATGAGATGCTTGATGTTTATGAGTATCCGATCAAAGGTGATGATGAACGTGTGGCAGACCATATCTATGCCATCACAGTTGATCCAGCGGAAGGTAGAAACTTGGACGGTTCTGCGTTCTCGGTATTTGACGTTTCGGCTATACCATACCGTCAGGTTGCCAAATACAACTCATCTTCCATTTCACCAGTATTATTCCCAACTGTCATCTATAATACAGCAAAACTGTTTAACGATGCATACGTTTTAATAGAAATAAATAATACACCACAAATTGCCGACACTCTCCACCAAGACCTTGAGTATGAAAACGTGGTCAAGATTGAGACTGGAAACAAAAAAGCACAGGCAATGGGTACAGGTTTTGGTCGTGGCATTCAGCTTGGTTTGAAAATGTCACCACAAGTTAAGAGAATTGGTTGTTCCAACCTCAAAACTTTGATAGAAAATAACAAGTTAATTATTAATGACTTTGATACCATATCTCAACTCACAACTTTTGTGTCAAGCCACAACAGTTTCAAGGCTGAAGAAGGTGCAAATGATGACATTGTGATGACTTTGGTTATGTTTGCATGGATGACAACACAACAATACTTTAAAGAGATTGTCAACCATGATTTGAGAAAACAGATGCAGTTGGAGATGTTAAATC